GACACGGTGGACATCAACGACGATCTCAACCCGACCTACGTGGACGACGCGCAAACCCTGGAGCGTGTGCCGCTGGAAGACTACGATTTGGTACTGGCTGATCCACCTTACTCGCAAGAGGACGCGGATCACTACATGACCTCGACGATCAAACGAAACGTAGTGATGAGGGCACTGGCCCGGTTGCCCGCCGGAGCGCATGTCGTATGGCTCGATCAGGTCTTACCGATGTGGCGCAAGGATACCTTCGATCTCGCGGGCTGCGTCGGGATCGTCAAGTCAACTAATCACCGCTTCCGCGTCATGTGCATCTTCAGGAGGAAATGATGGCCGATCCCAACAACATGCCGGAACGGTTGTACGCCCTGGCGAAAGCGATTGAACGGGTTCTGATCGCGGACCATGGCCAGCGGCATTGGATGAAGAACTCCCCGCCACTGGATGTCTCCTACGCGGATGCCGTGAACCACTACGGCGGGCCGGGAGTTGGCCTCGACCTCTGGGTCATGTGTTCCGCCGTCGAGCAGTTGCGGATCGCGTGGCTCGGAAGTAACTTCCCGCTGATGGATCATCAACTGCCGCCGCCTGTTCCGCCGATACTGGATGCGGCAAATGAAAAACTGTGAACCAATGCGAGGGATCGCCTTCGGTATCCTGTTCGCCATCCCCGTGTGGAGTCTCCTGGCGCTTCTGCTATGGTGGTTGAGTTGACATACGCGGTGCGTTGTGAGATAATGGACATGCTGAAAAAGGAAAGGACATCAGCATGAAAGCGATACGCATCAATCCAGCCGCCCGCACCGTACTTGAGGTCGAGTATCCCGACGGTTTCCGCAGCATCCAACAAGCCGTCTCCGACGGCAATGGCCACACCACCTTCTGTCTCGCCGGATATCACAAGTACGATACGGTCTTCGTCAATGACGACGGCCTGTACTGCTTCGACACCTTCTTCGAACTGCCGGGTTGCGGCCAGGGCCTGTTCGCCGGTCCCGCGCTGATCGTCGGCACGGAGATCGACGACACCGACCGAACGCGCCCGCCGGAGTCAACAGTCGAAGAAGTAACTTCCAAGATCAAATGGCACAACCGATCAAGTGCCCGCGACCGGGCCAAAGAACTCGGCATCTAAAAGAAAAGCCCCGCCGGTTGGCGGGGCTTTTTCGATGTGCTAGGATGCCGTCGCACTCAGGGGGATCATCATGACCACGTTAACCGTTGGCTCCGGCCAGCAGTACGCGACCATAGCCGCCGCCGTCAACGCATCCGGCACGGGAGATACCATCGAGGTCCAGGCTGGCACCTACACCGACGACTGGCTTTCCATCGACCACGACCTGACGCTGACCTCTGTCGGCGGCTGGACCAAGCTGGTCACTGACGGCGCGCAGCCGCCAGACGGCAAAGCCTACATCACCGAGTCGGGCAACGTGACGATCTCTGGCTTCGATGTCTCGGGCGTGAGCGTGCCGGACAACAACGGCGCGGCCATTCGTTACCAGGGCGGCAACCTCGTCCTCGAAGACGTGTATTTCCACGACAATCAGGAGGGACTGCTAGGTGCCGCCGATCCAAACGGGACAATCAGCATCGACCATTCCGAGTTCGCCTTTAATGGCGATGGGAGTGGTTCTACCCACGATATCTACGTTGGTGCCATCGCGGCCTTCACTCTCAGCCACAGCTATATCCATGATGCTGTTGTGGGCCACGAAGTCAAATCACGCGCCGCGAGCAATACCATCACAGACAATCGCATATTCGACAACCAGGGTACCGCCTCGTACACGATAGATCTACCCAACGGCGGGAACCTTGTCGCGACCGGCAACGTCTTGGAGCAAGGCCCCAACTCGGAGAACCGGAACATCTTCGCCTATGGCGAAGAAGGTCTGGCCTATCCGTCGAATGCCGTGAATTTCAACTCCAACACCATCGTCAACGACCGGTCAGGCGACACCAGCATCCTCAACCCGACCGGCGTCGGCCTTACCAGCTTCGCCAACAACTCGGAGTTCAATCTGACGAACCCTCTTGGGGCGACAGTCCTCGTGACACGTCCGACTCTTGACCTGTCTCCGATCGCATTCTTAGCCGGGTCAACACCGCCGCCAGGATCACCACCCCCGCCACCCACAAGTAGCCCGCCGCCACCCACAGAACCACCGTCCACATCGCCGCCACCCCTTTCACCCTTGGATCAGTACCACCTTGACGTTCAGAACGACTTCAACACATGGGCCGTGACCCATCCGAAACTCGCGACGATGGCGAAGACACTCGGCGTGCTGCATACGGAAGTTACTTCCACGACTGTCCTCGGCATCATCCATGGAGATCATTGGTCAATTTTATGACAGTGAACAAAATGTGAACAGTTGAGATGGTCGAGCCGGTATGCTATAAGACCGGCTCCCCACACCCAGGAGAGAACTCATGGCCCGCGTACGCGTGACAGGCGGCTACCTCAACATCACGATGCCGGATGACGGAGAGATCGACAACGAACTGCCCGGTGGTAGCGGCGGCGAGATCGACAACTCACTACCTCCTGGCGTGCCGCCCACGGCAGGGAACCTCCCGGTCCCGCCGCCCGGTGTGTGGCCCCCGCCTTCTCCTTCACGCCCGATCGTACCCATCCATCCCGACAACTCCCTGCCGGTCGAGCCTGGGACGATCTGGCCCACGCCTGGACGCCCGAACCGGCCTGACCAGGGTCTTCCCGGTGGTGGCGGCGGTCAGATCGACAACGGTCTGCCAAGCCGCACCTACTGGATGCTGGCCTATTGTCCGTCTCTCGGCTGGAAGTACGTGGCCGTTGACCCGTCCCTGGTGGTCGGGACACCGCTGCCGCCCACGCCGGAACCGAAGTAACAGCTAAAGCGTTACCCCGGCGCGGGGGAAGTTTTGTCCTCGCGATAGCGAAGGAAGGAACGTACGTCATGTCCGGAACCACGCAGCAGAACGACGCCCAGAAGAAGAAGCAGGAAGCCATCGCCAAGGCCCGGCAGAAACTCTCCGAGGCGCAGACGCAGGAGCAGAAGAACGCCGCTCAGGCGGAACTCACGCAAGCGGAACAGATGTAGACTTGAAGGCACAAAAAAGGCCCCGCCGAGGCGGGGCCTTTCTCTTGGAAGTTACTTCAGGTCTGGCGACGACGGCGTACCGCCACCATCCCCATCAGTCCCATCCCAAGCATCGCGATGGACATCGGCTCCGGTGCGGGAACCGCGTCAGCGACCAGTCCACCTACCTCGATCTGCTTGATCTCGTCGAAGCCACCGAGCGCCGAGATATCCACGTCATGGAACCGAGAGCCGTTCAATGCCGTGATGCGGTACTCGTCATCGCTGTTGGCCCCGGCGAAGTCGAGAAGGCCAAGCCCCAGACCCGAAGTCCGCAATGCCGAGGCGAACCCCTGCACGTCGAACTGCGTCGCCGTCGTCAACTGCGTGTGGAAGATCAATTCGGTGAAGGTATAACCGGCGATACTGATGTCAAGGCCGTTGAACGAGACACCATTCGACGGCTTGATCGTGCTGAACCCGTTCTTGAGGTCGATGAACGTGTCCAACATTCCGCCATCGGAATTAATCTGCATCTTGATCGCGCTGTCCTGGGCACCGACATCTCCAATGCCGTGCATGGTGTGGGTCTGGGCTTCGAGAAACACCTTCTGCTCGCCGCCCAACAGGCACGCATTGCCGTTGGACTGGCAGAAGTCGTCATTGCCGACGATGAGGTCGGCCTTCGCCACGGGGGCGAAGTAGATCGCGCCAGCCACGATGGCCGACGCGCCGAGAAGTAACTTCTTCATGCGTAGTGTTCTCCGTTGGTTTCAGTCTTCTTACGCCGGGACACCAGTCCCAGCCCTACCAAGCCCGCTCCCATGATGGCGAGAGAGGCCGGTTCCGCGACCGGCACTTGCTCCGTCACGATGGCCTGTGACCGACCTACCAGCGAGCCGCCAGCGGTCAGGAATACGGAAGTGCCGAGTGACATCGAATAGAGATCGGGATCTGCGAACGTCCCGGTATGGTTGAACCCGAAGCCGTCCGTCGCGAGCGTCACGTTCTTGGTGTCGCCGCCCGGTACCAGATTGGTGCCGGGGAAGTCGTTCGGGTTGTCCGCGCCCTGACCGTTGGCGTTGTCAGCGAAGTAGGTGAAGTTGGCCGACGATCCGATGGCGCTCTGGAAGGTGCCCGACGAGGACGCCGAGAAGTCCGCGACCGGCCCCTGGAAAGACGTGCCGCTGACAGCAAGCTGAAGCTGCACGGTGCCCGCGTTGTTATTAATCACCTGAAACGAGGACGTGTTCAGCGAGTTGGTCGGGCCGACCACCTGGGTCTGCGCCGAGCCGAGGAACTGTACCCCGGCGATGGTCTGGTCAGCGATGGCCAACTGACCCACGGCGGCGTTGGTATCGCACGACGCCTCCTGATCGAAGCAGGAGAAGGTGGTTCCGTTGATGTCCGCGCTGATCTGTAGGACGGCATGAGCCGGTGTCGCGAGAGCCGCTGCTGTAAGAGCCGTGGCGGCGAGGAAGAGATTTCTCATTTCGAACTCCCTGGTTGACGTGGATGTAGCATCGAAACATTAACACTAATCCACGACGTATGTCAAAGTGGGTTGTCAACCCCTTTGTTCCGACAAATTCCAGGGGGGTAGGGCGGCGTCCAGCCGATCTCCGGCTAGGGTAGGTGCGGTCAGAAGCCAAAAGCCGCTGGCGACCCCTCCAAGCCCCGGCATTCGTGTGTTTCACGGCCTGAGACTTGTCTCATAAAAATGGCCCCTCGGCGGTGAGCAACTACCGAGGGGCCAAGAGTTTTATCCGCGTCAAAAAACCAAGCGTCGAACAGTTTCGTATAATACCGAAGAAGTAACTTCCTGTCCAGTGTTATCCACAACGTACGATACCGGACATTTTCTACTGTGCGCTACCGTTCAATTACCTCCCTCAGGTCCAGCGTTCTGACACCACGTCCCGCCGCCCGCGCAGGGTATGGGCGCGCATCGGGCGACGGCGACAAGAGTCACCAGCACCATCACGGCGTTAACCAATAGCTTCATCACGTTCATGGTCCTCACTTGCAGTTGAGTCTCTGTTCGATCAACTCTCGTTGATGCTTCAACTCGTCCTCGTTCTTATCGAGCCGCAACATGAACGTCCTACCGGGTTCCAGGCTGGCCTTGGTTCGTTCAAGGTCCACACTCATATGCTCAAGTTTGGCCGTGATGGCAATCAGCGCATGACTGTTCTGCCACGCGACCGTCGTCAGCGCGCCGACGCTCAACGGGATCATGGCGATCACCACCGTTCGAACTATGCTCGACGTGGAAGTAACTTCAGGCACGGTCCCGCGCCGCCATGATCCGGCGCTTCACTTCCGCCGCGTCCTTCGGGTCTTCGAGGCCGATGCCGGATCGAAGCGCCTGTTCCACCGCGTACGACATCTCATGCTGGACGGAGACGCCACGCCGCCGCCGGTACGGGTCAGGCGAGGACGCCGCCTTGACGGCGATCCCGACGCCAAACGCATCACGCGGCGCGGCGCGCTCCTTCAGCCACGCCTCGGAGTACGCCCGTTGTTCCTCTCTGAGCGTGGTCATCTGTACGCGCGCCCGGTGGATCGTTTCAAGGCACTCGTCGTCCGACCGGGGCTGCGACAGATGCGGCGCGACATGCCCCCATAACCGGCGCATCGTCGGCACGTCGATGTCGATCAGGCATTGCCGGAACAGGGCATCGTGTTCCATGGGTCAGTCCAGCGTGATCGTGGTCGCCGTTGAGAGCCGTGGCGTGACGCCCGACCCGGTGACGATGTTAGGCGTGACCGTGCCCGACCAAAGGATCGGAGCCGAGCCGCCGCCGGTCTTGCACGTCGAGAAGTACGACACCGTGCCGGTGCCGCCGGTGCCAGCCGGGAAGTCGATGTTATTGACCGGCGACACCGAGCCGCCGGTCACGGTCCAGCCCAATGCCGAACGCGCCACGTTGACCGGCGCGTAGGACGTGTACGTGGCTGGCGAAGTCGCCTGATTACCGGCATCGCCTGGGTCCGCGAGATGCAGCGCGACCGCGATGTTGGTCTGCGGTACTGATGCCGCGTTGTCGGCGTAGTTAGCCCACGCGACGGCGGTGTAGACCAGGGCGAGGATGGCGCTTTCGGTGGTGTCGGAAATGGACATGACGTATTCCTTTCGGGTGAGTGATTATAGCCGGAAGTTACTTCCAAGGCCAGAGACGTGTCATCTGACCACGACCGAACCAATCCCGGCGCGTGACGCGCTGAGAACGGTCGTGGGGTTGGCGGGTCGTGGATACGTCGCCTGGACGCTGGCCCATTCCTCGACCGCTACCTGCGTGACCATGCCGAGGGCATTGGTCGTGGCCCATTCCTCTACGGCTACCTGCGTGACGAAGCCCGTCGGTGAAGTGGTGAACCAGTGTTCGGCGGCGACCTGAGTGACCTGGGCCTGTGGGTTCGTCGTCAGCCAGTGTTCTGCGGCGACCTGAGTGGCGAGCGTGTTGGTCGGCGCTGTCGCGCCAGCGGTAAAGCCCGACGTGAACCCGCTGGGCACGGTGCCGGTGAACGCGCCGTCACCGAAATTGGCGGTCGCCTGATCGCCGTTGCCGAACAGGGATGCGTTTGGATAAAGCGCGATACCGCCACTGAGGCTGGTCGGGACGCCGCCCACCCCGGTGGCGGGGTTCGCTGAAGCGGAACCATTCCAGTTGCCAGCCGCGCCGAGACGGTACCAGATCAGGCGAGCGACACAATCGACCGCGATGCAGATTAGTTGTCCGCCGGTCCACGCGCCAAGCGTAAAGCCGGAAGTGACACCATCGGTGTAGATGGTGCCGTTGAAACGAGTAACGCCAGATGAAGGCGCGGATACTCCTGGACTGCTATAGCCCGCGGTTAATGACCACGCGGCTCCGGCGATACCGACGCCGGTCGCGGTGCCTCCCGCCGTACCGACGGTGATTTCCCAATAGAACTTGCCGGTAAGTTGCTTGTCGGCGGCGCGAAGACCCAAACCGCCGCCCGCTGTCACCGTCGCGATAAGGTTGCCGCCGGTCAGCGTGATATTGGCGCTCTTGTCGGTCGGACTCCATGCGGTGTTGGCCATCGCTACGACACCGTTACCGGCCCGACCTGGGCCGCTGCTACCGCCGCAGCCGTCCAGGCCGAGCCGGTGTTGGGATCGACAATGTCCGTGCGATACGCCCACTGCCAGCCGCTCGTGGTCAGCGTCAGCGTCGGACTGGCCACGGTTGTCGCACCGCTCTTGATCTGCACCGCCGCCGTTCTGCCGCCCACATCGCTCTTTTGCATGTAGCCCCGTGTCGTGACGGCGAGAGTGATCGGAGCGGACGTGGCGATGGTGCCGATGTTGTAGAAGTCGGCATCACCGGGCGTGCTGTCGTAGACGTAGCTGGTCGTGGCGTCCTGCTGGGGATCATTGACCGCGCTGCTATTGATCGGCGTGATGGTGAAGGTCGCGGCGGTAGGCGAGGTCAAGGCGGCGGTAACGGCGTTCACGGTCGGGTTCGCCACCGGGAAGCTGGCGTAAGATACGGTGGCACTGACGACAGGGGTAAGACCATTTTGAAATGGCACGAAATTGGTTGATGCGGTACTCGGGCAGAAGCCGAGCCAGACTTTCTGCCCAACGGCGAGAGTCACGCCGGTAAACGCGAAAATGTAACTAACCCCCGTCGGATTGGTTACTACCGTGGACGACGTGGCTATCACTGTCCCCGGCGCGTTCGACCCGTTATCGTTGAAGAGCGCGCATTTGACCGTGCCGGTGAAAGCGTAAATGAACTCGGAAATCGACACCAACGATCCGGCGATTGTCATGACGAACGGAAAATAAACCGACGGCGTGCCCGCCGCGGTGAAATATGCAGTGCTTCCAGTGCCGACCTGTGTCCTTGTTCCGGCCACGCCGAATGTCACGCTCGCATCGGTCACGGGCATCCGCGTCACGCACCGCAGATCGCCCATCCACGCGACGCTGGTGGCGTCGCTGCGCCAGAAGAAATCGTCGATATAGGAATTTGACGTGCTATACCATCCGACACCAATCGCGTTCGCGTAGTTGTTGGCCGTACCGCCGCGCGTGTTAAGTCCGGTGGCCGTGAAATCGTTCGCTGGATTGCCGTTTTTGCGGACGGCGAAAGACCCTGTGGTGTTGTTGATAACGACCTCGAACTCAAAGGCATACCATGTGGTCGTCACGCTGAACGCGCCGACATACGTGGCCAGAACCGTGCCGATCGAAACGCCCGAAGTCAGGACGATGTTGCCGTTGGATTGGAACGTGATGGTGCATTGAGCGGTTGCTCCATCGCGTAAGGTGATAAAAAACCCATTGGCGACACCGCTGATCGCGTTGGTTTGATAGTAGGCCAGGACAACATGATGCACGGCGTCGTTGACATTGCTGGCTTTGACCAGGGCTGGGTTGGTGGATTGGGTACCCGGTTGCATGGCTCGGCTTCCCGCGAACCTACCTGCGATGGGACCGGCGAGATTGGTGCCTGGGCTGCTGTCCCAATAACCGTTGTACGCCTCGGCCATGGTGCCTGTCGCGTAGAGATCGAACCCGTCGGCGAATGAAAATGCCATGGAAGTTACTTCCTTCAGGTTAGTATCGTCGGGCCGACATTGACGGCGTTGACCGCCGCTGGCGTCCAGGCCACTCCGGTATTGGGATCGGTCACGTCGGTACGCCACGCCCAGGTCCAGAGGCCGACCTGGGGCACGACTGTTGGTGTCGCCACCGTCGTACCGCCGCTCTTCAACTGCACGGCCATGGTGCGGCTCCCAACGTCGTTCTTCTGCACGTAGCCGCGCGTGGTGACGGCGTAGACCGTCGAGGGCACGGCGGTGATGGTGGCGATGCCATAAGCGTCGGCATGGCCGGGAGTGTTGTCGTAGACATAGGAAGCGACATCGTCCTGCTGCGGCTCGGCCACCGCTTGCCAGTTCGCCGGTGTGGATGCGAAGGTCCATGACATTTGAACAAGATTGGAGTTCGTTGTTACTACCGGGTTCGCTGTCGGGAAAGTAGAATACGCGGCGGCGGCGAATGCCCCGGTGAGAAAGTTTCCACCTGGAATACTGAAAAATCCGCCGCCGGTATCCGTATTGACGGCGATCCAATAAAGCGTGCCTTTCGTAACCGTCAATCCGGGGGAAAACGTGAATGTCATGGTTCCCGTTGGGACCGGCGTCACAGACGCCGTGGCCGTGGCCAATATTGTGCTGGGTTGCAATCCACTCCCGTTATCGGCGTAAATGGCGCACTTCGCGCTTCCGGCGTTGCCCGTGTTGACGGATACAGACGCGCTGCTGACAACGCCGCCGTAGGCGGCGGTGAACGCGGTGAATTGCGTTCGGTTAGCGGTAATACCGTTAATGGTGCCCGCGACCGTCGGTACCGTCTGCGTCAACACACCCAATGGGGTCCGCGAAAACTGAACACTCACATCATTCGCTGGCATTCTGACGTAACATCTGACATCGCCAAGCCAAGACACGCTCGTCGCGTCGGAACGCCAGAACAGATCGTCGATCTGATGCACCGCGACGGAATTGTTTAACCCGAGCAAAAGTTTGTTGGCGTAATTGTTCGCGCTGACACGGGTCGCCAAATTGGTCGCCGATGAAAAGTCGTTGCTGGTATTTCCGTTCTTACGGACATTCATGTATCCGGCGGTGCCTGAGATGAACACTTCGAACTCAAATGCGTACCACGTATTGATCGCCGTGATCGCGCCGGTGTAGGTCGCCAACGTGGTTCCCGTCGGGCCTCCTGATATCAACAAAATCGCTCCGTCCGACCTAAATCCGATCGAGCATTGCGCGGTTACTCCATCGAGCAACTGTAGATACATACATACGGTCGAACCCGAGAGCGTCGAGGTCGTACGAACCGCGCAAACAATATGATGCGCGGCATCGTTGACGCCGGACGACTTCGTTAATCCGGTCCCTGCAAACGAAGTATTCAACGCCAAACTACCAGCGAAACGTCCGGTGGTCAGACTAAAAGTGTTCGCGGCATAACTGTCCCAATAGCCATTGGCGAAATCGTTCACCGTTGCGTACAGATCAAACGAGTCGCCAAACGAATATGCCATCACCAATCTCCTTTGGAAGTAACTTCCATCAGGTTAAAATCAACCGAGGATCGACATAGACAGTCGTACTCGGTTTACCCAATCGGATCTGACCTCGCACGCGGCCCAAGACCTGCGGCGTGAACGTGACCTGAAGATGCTGCCGCACGGGTGTCGCCGGGCTGCTGTTCCACGTCGCCGTCGAGGTCGGGACGGCAGTCGGCGTGGTCAGTACCGTGGCGGGCATGGTGGTGACGATTGAGGCCAGTGACGATCCGGCGGTGCCCTCGTATTCCAGCAACAGACTGATCTCGTCGTTGTTGAGCGATGCGCTGGATATGAACTCAACCGTGGCGGTGCGAGGTCCGCCGATGGTCGCGTTGTTGGTGTCCATCCAAAAACTGGTCAGCGTGTTGGCGTATTTGTCGATGTTGGTATTGCTGACCATCTTATGAGAAAACGTGCCCACGTTGTCCTGCGCCCCACCGGACAGTGTGATGGTGAACTCGGTGGTCACGTCGCCGGTCGGTTGATGTGTTTCGCTGAGAAAACTGGTCCCATCATAGCAGTTCACCAGTTCCACCACGGCCGTACAATTACCCATGTTCGCGGTACTATAGCGTGTTACCCCGCTGGCTATCCGGCAACTATCAAACAGAAATTTACCGCCCTGGCCTACGGTTGAAGAAGTTTGCTCTTGAACCATAATCGTATTCAATGCGCTGAAATCCACGCCCCTCGCCGTCACCAGAAATTTAGCCGCCTGTGGATTGAACAAAACGGCTGGCACCACGCCGCCGCCAAAAGGAGATGACGTGTTGAGCCAGTTTATCTCAAAACTTTGATTGTTGCCCCCGCCACGAATAAACTGGCTGGTGTGGCCAAAACGGATCGATGAATTATAAAGCGTAATCACGGCTGGATTATTCGCGAATATGGCGGCTGACGCTACTGTCGTGTTGATGTATATCTGACAGGTATCAAAATAATGCGACTTCGATCCGCCGGAACTGAAAGATATCCCGTTGACAATGGTTCCGGTGAAAACAAAATTCATACCGTAATAATAGACCGGGCAAAGAGCATCGATAACCATCGCGACGCCGCTGCCGCCCACGGCAACTGTCGCGCCGGGTAGCAGATCGGCGGCGACCGGCGGCACGCTGCCAGCGCGATTGACGCTCAAAACCTGACAAACCGTGTAACTGGCGACGATAAACGCGCTACTGCCATAAGTCGTGTTTGATATCTGCGTTTCACTATGATCGCTGGAAACGAACATACGATCGCCAGCCGCGAAACGATTGGGACCGACACCGCCAAGCAACGTCTGAAGATCACCCGCCGCCGCGCTCCAACCGTAAGTTGATTGCCCGGTTATATTTGTAAAAGTCGCGCCCCCCGTGGTTATCGTGGCATTGTTCGTGTTGGGCCACGAGGGTTCTGTAGAAGCCGTACCCGCTGTCGTACAACGAAACGCCCATAGTGATTTGAACGTGGGCGCGGTTGGCTTGACGAACTGGCCAAGCGTGTAAACCGCGCTGGGCACGAACGCCGGAATGAGGGCATAGGCCGCGCTGCTTGCGTACCAATCAGCCACGATGATCTCTCCCGTTCATGGTATCACCGCCCCGATACCGGCGATCATGTAAGTGTGGTCGAATGGTACAACTCCGTTCGCGGAACCGACGCCACTAGCTGACCCGACAGCCACGAAAGCACCAACGCCGATACCGCTCATCGCGCCAGTGCCGCTGGCCGCTCCGGTGCCGGAGATTACCACCGTCGTCACCGGCACGCCAGTCGCCGCGCCCACACCAGCCGCCACGCCAACACTACTAAGCACTATCGAGCCAATACCATCCGCGGTACCCGTGCCGGTGGCCTCGCCAATACCCGCGTCAGTTTCAGGATGGATGGCGACAGCGCCGCCGATACCGATGGCCGAACCTCTTATGGACACGATGGACGAACCGCGTCCCGTGGCCACACCGTGACCCACCGCGCTGCCAGCGTAGCCTTGCAGACCTCTGGCGTCGCTACGTCCAACAGCGTTGCCAGTGCCGGTCAGGAAGCCGGTGGAGACGTTTGGCGCGTTCGCGTCACCGACACCCTTAGCCGTGCTTTCATCGCTCGTGATGATGCCGACCGGAGCGCCGACGCCAAGCGCATCGCCGTTTGTCATGGACAGGCCGCGTGCCTCGACGCGGACACCGCCGAAGCCAGCCGCGTGACCGACTGCTATGAAGTGTCCAGCCGCCGAACCAACGGCGTTTGTCGTCATCGAGGTTCCCGTCGCATGACCGACCGACAGTTGGAAGTTACTTCCGACAGCCGCAGCCTGACCGACACCCATGGCGTGGCCGACGCCCTCGCCATGCGAGACGTAGTAGATCGGTATGCGGTAGATGTTGAAGCTGCGAGTGCCCGAACGCATCGTGTAGAACACAAACGTCAATGCCACCGGGTCCGGTGCGCCACTGGCCTTCTCGGCGTCGTTGTAAGTGTAGTTGCTGGTGGTCAACCCGGCGTGCGAGCGGATGATCGTGCCCGCCGCCGTGTCCCAGACCTCAACGGTGTAGGTGGTCCCGGCTTCAGCCGACACCGGCCCGCCATCGTGCGGGATGAACTGATCGGATTGCAGGAGACGGTTGCGCGAAGCCCAGGTGAACGCCGCGCTGCCAGTGCTGACACCGATGGTCGTGGGCGACAGCGCCGGGGTACCGTTGAGCCGCAGGTCGCCCATCACGTACGGCATGAAGTGCCGTGCGACGATAGGCACGACATGGACCGGCGACAGGTTTATGTCGCTCGCCGCGCCTGACCCGACGTTCTGAAGCTGCGCGTGAAGCACGTCGCCGGTTTCGTACGCCTCGGACGCCATGCTCATCGTCACGTCATTGAAGAACGCGACCTCGCCGCCGACATGCTGCACCGGCACGGTGTCGCCGCCGCCACGGTCGATGACAATCGTGCCGCTCGCTGGCGTGAACGTCGCCACCCGTACGAGTTCCACGCCTCCCAACACGCCGGTCATGCCCACTGTCAGCTTGTCGAGGTCCGCGCCGTTACTGACGAAGATGTTGATGTCGTAGAAGCCCAGCGGACGGCCCGAGACGGCGGTCGGAGCGAAGATGCCGGGATCGCGTTCCTGCTTGCCGCCGACTGGTGTCGCCAGCATGACCGGGTACTGGCTGACGGTGTTCGGTCGCCCCGCCATCCCGATCAAGCCGCCCTCGGTATCCCCGACAGCGGCGAAGTCGGCGGCGTTCAGCCCACGTTGCATGTCGAGGTACGTCGCCTCTTGCACGGCTTCGTACTTGATCGGCGGCGCGGCCCCCGATGGCCGCTCCGTCGTGGGGTTATCGACCGGCGTGGTGTAGACCGTGGACGGCATACCGAACACGTCCTGAAGGCAATCCATCGAGATCGTGCCGTCGATCATGGTGCCGTCGTCGTACGTGACGACCCGCAGCACCATGTCGGTGATGCCTTTGTCGGGAGCCTGGATACGCATGACCATGCCGGGCTGCATCCGCCACGCGCGCCGGTCAAACCGCAGCTTCAACCGCTTGATGCCAGCGGAACCAACTTCCAGTTCCCGCAAGGCTATCCGCTGCGCCAGATCGGGATCGGGAATGCCGGGGAAGTCCCGCGTCATGGAGATGGGGTAGCCAAGCGACTGCATCGAGGCGAGGTTGTGAACCCTGGTCTGCCGGTCCTGATCGCGGATCGGATCGTGCCACTTCACCACGACCTCATTGGCGATGACCAGGGTCGCGCCGGTTTCCTGGGTATCGACCGACAGCAGCCCCGACGAGTACGTGAACACCGGCAGCTTGTCGAGATCGTAATCCTTGCGGATCAGCCGCAGCACCATGAGGCCAGTACCGCGGTCGATGTACAACGCGCCGCCGATGTGGTCGATGATCGTCTGGATGAAATCGTTGATGTCGCCGTCCTTCGACCAGCGAATGCACAGACCGAATTGCTCGTTAAACAGGTAGTTGGCCGCGTAGACCCAGGCGTCATTATCCAGTTCCGCCCGGTCCATGCCGCGACCCCAGGATGGATCGGTGATGCACTGGTAAAGGATATGCGCCGGGTTCATCGCCTTGATGACGGTTTCGCCGGAAGTTACTTTCTCCCACTTGACGGTGTCGCCATTGAAACTCGCCATCTCCCCGAAGTTCCAATTGGTGATCCCGTCGAGATTGGTAGTACCGGCCACGGACACGTTGAAGGTCTGCCCGCCGAAGCCCACGCCGCTTGTCAGCTTCGGCAGGTTGGCCGAGGCGTCCCACGCCCCAACGGTGCCCGCGCTGATCTGCGGCGCGTAGCTGATGACCGCCTTCTCGGGGTACCAGCAACCCTGCGTGCCCCAACCGTTCAAGGCCCGTCGAGTGCGTGCTTTCCACGGCTTGGGGTACGGGTTGTTCGACATGATCTGGCCGGACCAGTACATCGTCGTGACGCCTATGAACTCGGAAATGTCTCCCGCGCTCTCAGAGGTCGCGCCTTCGTCCGACACGCCAACGCCGTCCTGAAAAGTCCAGTTGCCTTCGTTCGAACTGTTGGAACCGCTCGCGATGGCATTCTTGATGCCGTCACCGATGGTCTGACCGGGACCGCCGAGCATGAACGTGAGGTCGCCAACCAGCCCGCCCTCGCCTTTGTCGCCGCCGAACAAGTCTCCCTGGTCGATGTGGATGACGCCGTTGCCGCCTTGCGTCCCAGACCAGAACGGAAGGTCGCCAGCCCGCAACGCGACCAACTGATCGACGCTGCCCCGGCATATGCCCATCAGGAAATCGAGATAATACCGGTAGCCTACGATCTGTGTTACTGTTTTATTTTTCTTGGCCACGGTTATCGCGCCAGTGCGGCGCGACGCGCCGCCACGACGCGAGCCACGATGGGATCGTTCGTATCAAGCAGGACTTTGGCGGGGATGCCGTTGGTGATGAAGTCATTCCAATCGATGTCGTGGGCGGCGCACCACTCCCGAGAACCGCGATGGCACAACCCGGCGGCGCGAACGTCACGCAGGAAGCAACGCAGTTCGGAAGTTACTTCCATCACTTCTTGCCGCCGCCGCCACTCGTAACCGTGATCGGCGTGGTACTCATGTTGCCGTACCAGATCACTTGCCAGTCGGGCGTCCAGCAATCTCCGAACACCACCGCTTGCGCCGCGCCTTCATCGGGGATGGGAATGTTGATGTCTTTGAACATGCTCGCGAGGGCATCTTGATTGGCTGGCGTCTTCGCTCTCGGCGTGATGAGCGCCGTGATGATGAAGGAGACGACGAGTAGCGCGATGGCCCAGACGAAATTCATCGAACGCGGCCCCCTCAGAAAATTCTGGCACCATCGAACGGCGACTTGCCTGACATGAAGCCGAAGCCGCCGTATCTGGGTAGATTGTTGAACCGCTTACAGCCCGCTGGATCGCGAGTACAGCCAGGATACAGCACCGCGTCCATATTTTCAACCATGCCGTCTGTTTGGCCTATTATCAGCACATCTCCGTTGTCGGTGCCTGTATTACTGTTGAGGTCCACAAGGATGGCGCGACGTTCGAAATAGTTCGCGGAAGGACGCCATTCGACATAGCCGTTGGTGAAACGACCGTTCCAAATCTTCGGATTGAAATAGCCGATGTGCTGCCAGTGAAAACCGTTCCCGTGAATGCCGGTCAACTGAACCGGCTCGGCCCAATCGCAATGATCCACGCCGCAGTCCCGATCATACAGCGCGTAGGGACAGCCGCGCGTCCACGACAAACGAAGCCCCTTCTTGTTGAGGTAGGCGGTCTGCGTGTTGGCCACGATGTCGGAAGTTACTTCGTCGTGGTACTTGACCGAGGCGACGTAGCCGACCCAAACGAGCGGAGCCACGTCATCGCCGTACTGAAGCTGCCTCACCGTGACCTTGATCGGATCTGATGGCGGCGTGCCGCGAAACATTTGCACGATGGTCAACCCTGACGGCACGGTTATGATGAAGTCGTCGGAAGTAGCTTCCCCTTTCTGCTTCAGCCCGTCGTCCTGAATGGAAGTCGCGAGCCACGTCGCGCCGTCCCAAACGACATTACGGTCGCCCGTGTTGAAGAACCAAGACGCGCCGCCACGTTGAAACCGGTACAGCCGAACCTCTTGTCCGGTGTAGGTGCCGATCTCCGCGAGATCGTATGAACTACCCGACATTACCTTTCTCCCCCCTCGCTACCACCACCGCCGTCGCCCCCTTCACCGCCGCCGTCAGTGCCTCCGCCCGCGCCGCCCACGCCGCCCACGTCGCCTTGCGTCAATGGAACCTGTTCCACGACAGCGGCGGGTGCCGGGCCGTCTGGCGGCGGCGGGATCGGCTCTCCCGCCACCTGTTCATACGAGCCGTTGAACACGGCCAGAGAGTACGGTTGCGCGTCTCGACCGTCCTCGATCGTGGCGAACGTGGTCGTTACGGTCGCCGGTCCCGTGCCGTCGGCATGATGCAGTATCTCGATCTCATCCTGATCCTGCCGACTGAGCGCAAGCCAACAGATGCGCGAAATCAGGGTATTGCTGATCGGGCGATAGAACGGTTCCGCCATCGTCAACGACTCTTGTCCATCGCTGACGACAGCGGCTTCCAGAACCGTGTGTACACTACTGGTGCCGTCGCGGAACGTGAACAGCAACATCCGGCGCGACTGCGGAACCATGTTCACGAAATCGGTGTAGCCGGATCGGCTGACAGCGAGGATCGTGTCGTCGGGACCGGCCCAGAACCCCGGCATTAACTCAACGTCCCGGAAGTAGGTGGGCACGTAGAGCGGAAGTAACTTCCCTTGGAGGAAGTGCAGCAGACCGCGCAACTCATCGAGTTGTTTCCGGCCGACCACCATGTAGGTGAACTGTTGCAGCATGAACGACAGGCCAGCGAGGTCGCGCCGTATCGGCACCGAGGTCGTTTGATTGTCGAACTCCTGCATGAGCCGCTTGTATTCCGTCGTGAGATCGTCGGCCTCGTTGGGCGTCCAGTCGAGTACCAAATAATCCAGACCCATGTCAGCCGGTGGAAGTCCGGGATGCTCGTTCGGTTCAATCGTATCGAACGTCAACGTGACCTGGGCCGCGTCATCCGCCCGCCGCGATCCGGCCTGGGTGCCGGTCATCCGGCACAGCTTGGTCAAATAGACGGTCGATCCCTTCGGCCAGTCTCGTGTTAGCGGAGCGGCGAGCGATACCAAGCCACCAGCGACCCCCGTCACCGTGACGATCTCGGACACGAACGGCAGCGTGCCGCGCAACATAAGGACGCTGCCGGAAGTAACTTCCGTATAGCTGAGATCGTCCATCGCCAAGCCGGTGCCACCCGTATGCGCGGGCGCGACAAGTCGGTACTTCTCCCACCATAGCGGGTAGTGCCAGTTGTGCGCGGCCGGATCACCTACCATCAAGCTGTCGTACAGCCGTCGGTCCATGCCGATGAGGGTGAAGCCCGCGTCGATCTGCCGACGCGGTGCGTTGCGTAACCGGCGACGTTGCTCGTAGCCGGTCTGCGACGTGAGTACGTCTGTCTTCCATAGCAGCCGTTCCGTGACACCGTTGAGCCAATCAGGCTCCAGGGTCCAGGCCGTAATGACCGCCGGGGTGATCGGCGGTACCGGCACTTCGATAGGGATCGGTGCCACGCAACCGGGCGGTATCGGGTCTGGCGATCCGACCTTATAGGAAAGCCACGATACCAGATTTAACCCGCCGCCGGTCCCGTTGACACCGTAATCAAGACCTATGAGATACGTGCCCGCGAGGCCAAGCCACCACTGTCCATCTGAAATACTGGTCGGAAAGAACAATTCGCCAACGACCAAGTAATGGGGAAACGTGGTGAGGTCGATCAGCAGCGGATGATTGGTATCAAGCCCAATCAGAGCATCACCATAACTTATGAACTCGTACGGCAGACACTTGTAGTAGTAGGTATCCGCGATGTGGCCGAAGTTGGTACGGTCGGTGTTTGAGGTCGGTACCGTGCTGAAAATTATGTCTGGCGGGGAGGTATCCCACGGGGCTTCCGGCACTCTGACATCCGAGAATACGGAGATGCCCGCGATCAGGAAGAAGGCGTCTTCACCGCCTCGAAACCTGAAAGTCAGTTCAGGAAAATTCATCGCTCGGTTCGTTTTCGCCCACCAGACTTCCAGCCGCAAGACCCCGCCGGTGTTGCTCCATTCGTTAACAGCGCCGGTGGTATAGCCCTCCTTCTCGGCGCGCTTCTGGAAGACCAAATCTTCACAGGTTATGCTTTCGATATGTTTGGTATCAGCGAACTCGGCGTTCGTGAACCATATCACGACAATCTGATCTGGACCGGTAGAATAGAAACTACGATTGCCACGTGTCCCTCCGGTACCATCCGTACTGGTATCTCCGTGAAAACGATACGGCTGCATGTACTCGTCGAAACTGCCAGAAGGACCATAAGGCGCGATGCCATATCCAAAACCCGCGCAGACATCCAGGTGCCCGAGGATATCGTTGATGGCGATTGGGACGCGCGACACCATGATCCTACCTCTGGTTCAGGATGCCGCGTATGGCACCAGCGTTGTTCTTGATGTGCGTTATTATCACTTTTTCGCCGTGAGAGCCAGCCAAGGCCGCGCTTGTCTGAGCCGGGTCCATGACCAATACCTGCCGGATGTTGGGCATGGAAGTTACTTCCGGGGATCGGTTGGCGAGATTGTTCCGGTGACGCGGATCGTTGGCTGGTAGAACTTCCTCGCCGCGCTTCAGGATCGTCGCGACCTCATCACCGGCCAGCCCGCCGTTGTGCATACGCGGCGCGCCTAGGAACACCAACGGACTGATGCCGGATCGCGTCATGCCGGTTGACCCGGCGATACCGCCGCCATGCGCCGCCGCGAAGGCCATCTTGATGAGCGCCAGGACTTCTTCCTTGATGATGATCTCGGCGATGCCCTTCAGCACGTCAGCCGCGAACTTGGCGAACGCGAGGCCGACATCCTTCCACAGATCACCCAGCTTCTCAGTCCCGGCGATCACGTTACCGATGGATTGGGCGATGCTGTCGAAGGCCGTGACGGCGGCGGATGCGATCGTGCCTTCAACCTGTTGCCGGAACTTCGTCTGTTCCGCCGTCAGACCTGTCGCGGCGGCGGTCGTCTCTTCGATCTTCGCCTTCATCAGGTCGTAGGTTTCGGGCGCTACTTTCCCGAGGTCTTTCTGGATTTCAAGTTGCTTCAGCAACTCTTCATTGATCGCTATGATCTGCGGTTTGATATCCGCATACGATTTCTCAATTCTCTTGTTCGCTTCATCCTGACTGATCGCCCCCTGCGTGACCAAGTTCTGATTGGCCTTCTCTATCTCGTTTCGAGTAGAGAGAAGCTGATCGCGCCGCGCCGCCGTCGCCTGATCCGCCGACAATCCGGTACCGGCGGCATTCGGATCAATCTTGGCGTTCCTGGCGAGTTGTTCCTGAATGGCCGGGGTCTGCGGCTGGCGTGCGAGGTCGGCGTTGGACCGAGCCAGGGCTTCCTTGATCTTACCGGCGAACGCTCCGGTCGTTTCCGTGAGCCGCTTGTACATCTCCGCGACGGTAATCGCGCCGTTCTTGAAGTCAGCCTGTATCTTGGCGATGGCTTCATCGCGCGCCTTGACGATGATATCGACAATGGCCCGGTCGGTGTCAATCGTCGCCTTCTCGCGGGCGTCATCACGCGCCTTCAGCAGCGCCGCCTTTGCGCCTTCAAGCGACTGCTTGGCGATGTCGGTGGCACCCTGACGGATTTGAATTTCGATGGCTTCGAGTTGCTGATCGTAGGCACGATCCACGACGCGCCGCTGGGCGGCGGGATCGGTCTTGTTCGATTTGTCCACCGCGTCCTGGGCGGATTTGAGGATATCGCTCGCCGCCTTGTTGGCGTCCTGAATTTCCTTCAGGCGCAGGTCTTCAAGCTGCTTGCGGAAAGCGTCAACCTTGGCGTTGAACTCCTTCTCGACCTCCGGTCCAGGCTCCTTACCGCCAAGCGAGTCGATCAACTTCTTACGTTCGTCCTGATAGAACTGCGTCAGCCGATCCTGATCGGACTTAATACGCTCGTCGCCGCGTAGCTGCGCGTTGACCCGATTGATGCGCTCACGAACGAGGTCTTCGAGAACCTGACGCTGTTTGATCGCGTTCTGGTTCGTCATGTCAGGATTTTGGAAGGTACTTCCAGCCGGACCCTGGTTGGGTGCCTGGAAGTTGGAGACGTATTGCGCCGTCTCGCCGGGAAGCGGCTTGGTCCCGGCCAGGATACTCCGCAGACCAGCCGGTCCCGCGTTGTAGGCGGCGGCTCCAAGCGCCTCGCTACCAAATGCCTGAGACTGTTTCTTGAAGTAGAGCGCCCCGGCCAGCGCATTGAACTCCGGCGTGTCGATGCTGATCTTCTTGCCGAGTACGATCGCCAGTTGATCGAACAGCCCCTTGAACTCGGTGGCGATATCATCGAACGTACCGGGCATGACCTGAAACGGCCCGCGCGCTCCGGCGGCACTGGTCTTGTACGATCCATCCGCGTTACGCGCCGCCTCAAGCCGGTAAATCGCGGACAGCGAGTTCTCGCTGACCGCCGTCAGCGACGACACGGCGGCGATGACCGCCTGGATATCGCCGGGAACCTCGCGGGCCACCCGGCTATCCGGTGACGGAAGATTAGTGAACGGTGCCGGTAGTGGTCCCCCGGCTGGCATGGTGCCACCGACCGAACCGGGCGTGCCGGAAGCGCCCGGTACCGGTGCCGCCAGATTGTATTTGGCGATACGGGCTTCATCCAACTTCTCACGCAGCGTGACCGCTTCCTCGGTCATCAGCTTCAGTGTCGCGTCGCCTTCAGGCGTGCCCTGGTCGCGCAGCGTTTTGATGACCGACTGTACCCGCGTCAACTGATCGTTGAGCGACTTGATGCGCGCGTCCAGTTGCTTCGTCTGTTCTTCGCGATTGTCGCCAAAGATGTACCGCATGTCGGCGGCGATCTCTTTGGCCAGCGCCGCCGTGCCGCGCAGCGTGGCGGCTATCGCGTTGAACAGCCCGACACTGGCGATAGCATCGAGGAAGTCATGCCACGCCTGGGTTAGTTCGCGCATAGACGCGGTGAACGGGTCGATGCCTTGTTTAACCGCGGCACCCAGACCGTTCTCCAACGCCCGCATGGCAATGACGCGACCCTCAGTGCCGTTGCCGAACTTGAACGAGTCCTCGACAGCCTGAGCCGTGGCGTCGTGCAGGAAGTCGTACTGCTCGTTCAACTTCATGATCTCGGCAAGCGTGCCGGTCGCGATGACCTTGACCTGCTTGAGCGCATCCGCGAACGACACACCGGTACTGTCGGAGAGATCACGCGCGGCTTTGCCGAAGCGCAACATCGCGTCGGTGTTCAGTCCGTCTCGCGCGAACTCCTGAACAAGCGTCTTCGCGTCGCTGAACGCCACGCCCATCTTTTCGATGGTCCGCGCGGTTTCGAGAAGTGACTTCGACGTGTACGCGCCGCCATCCGCGCTCAACGCCAGTTGGCGGTTGAACTCGCGTTGCGCGTCAACGCCCTCCTTCAGCCGCAACAGCGCCGCCGCGATGGCCAGGATCACGGCGATGGCTGGCCCACCGATGAGTACCAGCCTACCGAGCGCCGCCGCCGACAGATCGAAGATCTGAAAGATCTGACCGGCCTGACTTTCGAACGTCCGCATAAGCCCCTGGCCAAGGGACAACTGCGTGATAACGTCGTTGACCTGAAACTGTAGGTTCTGGAACTGATAGGACGACAGGCCGAATATCTTGCCGCTGGATTGCTGGACGGCGTTCTGCACCTGGGCGAGCCGCGCCGATGCGCTGACCAGCTTATCCGTCTCGGCGACAAGAGCGGTCGTATCGATCTTGCGCTTGACGAGTTGGGCGTCGATGGCGGCGTGCGCGGTGGCCTGTTTCTGCAATTCAGCCGAAGTCGAAGCCATCTTGGCCTCGGCTTGTTGCAGTTCATTCAGGCTGGCCGTACCGGCCTTGACCGCCACAGCCAGCCGGTGGACCTCGGCCTCGGCCTTGACGAACGCATCGTTCGCCCTGATGAGCGCGTCGGTTTGTTTGTTGTAGTGGTCGATGGACGAGGCGTCGGACGCGATCTGGCTTTGGATCGCGAACAGTTCGTCCATCGTCCGGTTGTACGATTGCGCCGTGAGACGGCCACGGCCTATCGACTTCTCCAGCTTGTCGGTGGCCTCCGTCACGTCGTCGATTGACTGACGGCCCCGAGCGGGACCGGCGACATCAGCCACCAGCGAGGTCGCCGTCGCCACCGGCGCGGTGCCGGTACGCGCCAGAGCCGCCGTCCTGGCGAGGATGGCGTCCACGTTGGCGTCGAGATTGGCCTTCTCATGCGCCATGATCGTCTGGCGTTCCGCCGACGTGGACACCGCGACCGCCGTCAATGCCCGCATGGCCGCGCTGACACGATCCGCCGTGACGCCAATGGCGTTCAGCGCGACCTCTTCCTTGGTGAACGCCTCGACCTCTTCCCTGGCGGCGGCGGCAAGTCCAGTGCCGCCCTCCACCGATCCGAGACGACGGCGGGCGTCAGCGATCTTGGAAGTTACTTCCGCGAGTTGATCCGGCGTTTCCGCCTTCCCGGCTTCGGCTTCGAGTTTCTTGATCTCTTCCGCCAGATCGTGAAACGCGGTGAGCGCGGCCCGAGAAGCCTCCTTCTGTTTCTGAAACGAATCTATAATTTGAGACTGGCGTACGACTTCACGCGAAACCGCGTCGAGGCGTTTCAACTCATCCGAGTAATGCTTGATCGCACCAGCCCCGGTATCGACCGAAGCCGTGATGGCCGCAATCTCCGATTGCAACCCGCCCAAAGTGCCCCCGCCTGCCAGCGACCCTGGACCGGTCCCCAGCGCCGTGCGGACAGTTTCAGCCAATGGGGTAGCGGGGGTGGCCAGCGGAGTGCCCACAGCCCCCACCGCAGCCCTGGCACGGGCCAGGGCTTCAGCGGCCTGGGCCTGGACCTTCGCCACGGACGCGGCGTAGGCGTCCATCGCCTCGAAAGCCTTGCGGGCGTCCTCGGCTTCCGCCTGCCATACCGCCGCCACGGCCTCTCGCAAGCGCGCCTGACTGTCCTGAAACGCCTTCGCGTTGGCGATACGCTGCCGCGCGAGTTCGGCGTCAGCGGCCAGCGCGGCCTTGTGATCCTCGCGCATGGCGGCGGTTTCGGCGTTGCGTACCGCCTGGACGATCTCATTGCGGTTCTTCTCGGCGGCGGCTTCCGCCTTCGCGGTGGTCTGCGCGTCGGCCACCCGCTGCTTGTCGGCCGCCGCCTGTAGCGCGGCTTCGTCCGCGATGGCGCGCTCGCGCTCCTGCGCCTCGATCTGCGCGAGGCCGACATTGGCCCTTCGTAATGTTCTGGCTTTGTTCTCCGCGTCCTGAAGCGCGGCCACTCGTTGCTTGTCGGCGGCTTCCTGTAACGCCGCTTCGGCCTGTAGCGCCTTCTCGCGTTCGGCGGCTTCCAACCGGGCGAAGCCCACGTTGGCCTGGGCGAGCAGCTTGGCCTTGTCCTGCGCCGTCTGCGCGGCAACGGCCTCTCGCTTTTCGGAGGCTTCCCGTACCCGCGCGACTTCCGCCGCGTCCTCGGCCTGTTGCTTGGTTTCGGTGTCCTTCAGAGCCGCGCTCTCGGCGGCTTCGGCCTCGGCGCGAAGACCGGCGTTGGTCTTGGCTATCGCCTGAAGTAACTTCTCACGCGCCGCGATCCGTTGCTCGGTCGCTTCCTTCTCGGCACGCGCCACTTTCAGAGTGGCGATCAGGGTGTCGTTGACCGCGTTGCCAGCCGAGAGGGCATCGCTGGCCATGTCGCGGAACAGCGTGATCTGCTGATGCGTCTCGTCCAGCTTATCGACGGCGATCTGCATCCGCTCCATTTCGGCAGCGGCTTTTTCGAACGCGCGTGACGCGGTGTTGGCCTGGGCCTCGGACCTCTGTAGCGCCTTCTCCAACGAACCTAGCTGGCGCTCCTGCGCCTTGGTCCGGTCGTCGGGCAGTTGCGCCGCGAAGGTGTCACGGGCCTGACGCGCGGTGGCGACCGCCGCCTGTTTCGCGGCGAGCGTCTCCTGCTTATCTTGATACGAGTTCAGAGCGACACGAGCGCGTAACAGATCCTTGGCGGCGTTCTCAACGTCGCGGAGCGCCTTCGCGTACTCGCCCAGCGTGGTGTCGCCGGTCTTGGCGGCATCGCGCTGCTGGTCGAGTACCGTCGTGAGTTGCTTGACCCGTTGTAAGACCTGATCGAGCGGTTGGAGAGCCTTGTCTACCTGTGCCCGTAGAACGATGTCGGTAGTGCGTTCAGTGGCCATTTAACGTCTCCAACAGTTCTCTCAGTTCCTTACCGCCCCATATGGCCTGACTAATCGTGGCCTTCATGACGACGGCCTCGGAAGTCATCGTGGCGTTCATGCGTTCCCTGGTGAACCTTACTTCGTTCCAGAGATAGGCGATAGGATACCGCGTCGCGCCGGTATGCCCTTGGGAAAGCAATAAGCCAATGCACTCGCGGAGATTACGATACCACGAAACTATTGCTTCCTCGGCATCGAATTTACCGGCTCGACCAAAAGCGGACGCTGTGAGGCTACCGCGATCTTTACCATTTCCAGAAATGCCAAAGGGCCACCGACATCCTCGAATGTGAGGTTGATGATTTCACCGAGTATCTTCAATTGGAGCGGAGCCGGAAGTAGCTTCGCCTTCTCAATCTCGTCCGGCTCGTCACAACCAAGCGTCAGCATCAAAGCCGCCGTATCGGGAGCCTTGACGACAAGGCTGAACAACAACGAATGGATGTCCAAATCCTCTGGAAGTAACTTCCCATTTGTCGCCGCGCCGTTGAACACCATCGTCAACTCGGTCAGGTGGTTCCGCACCAGCCGCGAGATGTCTTCGAAGTTGAGGCCGCGTACGGTGGCGATCATCTTGCCGGTGAAGTCCGTGATACCGCGCTTCTGCACGATGTAGTCCGCGAGAGCCATTTCAATCTCCTGATACCAAGAGGGCGGGAACCTCACGGCCCCGCCCTCCACCGCGTCTCCCGAGACGGCGGGCCTTAACTGACGACGATAGCCCCGGAAGTGGCGAGCGCCGTTCCGGTCGCCGCCGAATTGTCGAACAGCTTCGCCGTGTAACTACCGGCCACCGCGACGGTGAAGGGCGAAGTGCTACCGGCGGTACCGGTCACATGCTTGGAACTGCCGTAATTCGCCGTGCCGTTATGTAGTATGATGTAGCCAGACGTGCCGCCTGTGAGGGTATATCCAACGGTGAACGCTCCGCCCACCGTCGCTGTCCCCGGAGCCGTGACCGTTCCTCCCGTAGCCGCCACCGCGCTGCTACCGCCGCCACCCGCCACCGCCACGTCATCAATGTCGAGAAGCGGGGTATCATCGTCAGCCGCGCTGGTGCCAGGATCAGGCGTGTAGAGGTAGACACGTTCGGTGGAACTGTCGCGCTTCAGCGCCTCGATATTGAACGTCATCACTTGCCACGTATCACCCTTCAAAGCGAAGGTGCCGCTGGGCGAGATGTTGCAATATGGGAACCAGTAGTTGGTGTTGGTGCCCTCGGCGTTATCGGCTTCGAAGAACACCGCGCCGAAGATGGCATCGGCGGCACCGATGATGGCGATGGTGCCGAGATCACCCGGAGCGTCACTCGGTTCCGCGTCGGTGTTATTGCCACCGAACCACAGCGCGAGATTAGCCTCCATGATGTTATCGACTTCAAGCGTGATCGTCATGTCCTGGGTCAGAATGACGGAACGATCTTTCACCTTCAGCCCGCCTTCGGCACTGAAGTGATCCAGCTTGGTGTTGGACTGCGCCAGGGCGAACGATGGCGTGGCTCCGAGATAACCCTTGGTGCCGCCGGTCGTTTCGCCTTTCGGATAGGGTGCGATGAATACTTTGCCGCGTCCCAGAACAAGATTGTCAGCCATGGCCTGTTGCCTTTCACACTGGTTTGGTTATCAGACCGCCCAAGGGTCCGCGACGTTGTAAGTGTAGTGGATAATCAACGGGAGGTATAGGGCTTCTGTTCCCGCCACTTGTGGAGTAGCCGCCCGCACCACGCCGGGTCCGATACGCGCACGATCAAGTATGCGCCCAAGTCTGTAGTCGCTAACGTCTGGGTCCATGATCCGCGCCAGCCTGTGTTCAATCGCGCCTTTCAACCCATAGAGTTCATCGGTCGGATTGGCCTGGGTCGTCTTCGTCCATCCCTGTACCTGTAACTCCCATTCTTCAAGCCGACGAAGCCTTTCTGTCCCTCCCTCTATTGGCGCGGTATCGGGTCGCGGAAACTCGACAATCGAAACGAATGGCGTGGACTCTTGCGCGCCGAACACCAGCTTGCCTCGGAAGACCTTGCCGGTCAGGTTGAAGTCATATCCATTGGCCGGAGTGACGCCTTCAAGCAGCGTCGTCAGACGCTTCAGGATCACGAACTGTTTGGTGTCGCCTCCGAACGCCATCAGCCCAATCCCGTGAGACGGGCGAACTGCCGATGGAACTCGGTCGCGACATCGGAAGTTACTTCCTCGGCTATCTGGTCGCCAACGTCGGTCAAAACCTGATCCACCGAAGGCCCGTACAGCAAGTAGACGTTGGGGAACAGACGCACCGGATTGAACCGTTGCACGCCCTTGACAGTCTCGCCGGGTTTCAGCCGGATGGCGAGGCCGATGTTGGAATTACGGAGGTTGACCAGGAAACCTTGCGGAATGCGCTGCGGCGAGCCGCGCTTGACGACGACTGTGAGGCCCCGGTTGGCCACGGCGGCGCGACCGACCGGCGTCCCGGCTGGCGTGAAGCGGGCCAGCGAAGTTGGCCGGTCACGACCCACGATGCGCGCTTCCAGATTGTAGGGCGTGGCGGCTTGTTTGAATTCCACACGAGTATCGAGATAGCCCTCTGGGAAATTGATCTGCGCCATGATGTTGCGCTTCGCGGCTTTCAACGCGGGGCCACGCGCCGTCTCGTTGAGCGCGATGCTCATCGCCTGACGCGCCTTGTCCGGAAAACTCTCGAACAGATGTTCAAGGTCTTCTATCCCGCTGCTGTCGATATCGACGCTCATAATTCGTCGCCTTCCGCGTCACCGACACCCGCCGCGCTTGAAGCCGTCGCCGTCGCGGTGGACATGAACGACGCCACGGACCACTTCTCGTCTATCGGCCCGTCGTATTCATCGCGGGCGTCCAGTTCAACCGCCATGTCCTGGCCGGGACCGATGTAGTCGGGGAAGACAACCTGATCTCCGCGAACGGGCTTGAGAAGCAACGCGATCAGTTCTTCACGGTTGAACACCACGCGAAAGACGCCTTCGATGGTAACGGAATAACCCTGTGACTCGATATCGCCGCCGACCATCTGCTTACCGTGGAGACGAGCCGTGAGAGCATACGACCCGTCTCCCGTGGTAAGCACGCACGGAACCGCGAAGGTCGCGTGAACCTGCCTTCGCGTCATGGCTTTGATATCGAGAAAACTCACAGATCTTCGTCCTCGTTGGTGCGGCGTCCACCAGCCCGTCGCGCGGCTTGCTGCCGCTGCTGTTGCGGCGTCATACGCCCAGCCGATTGCACCGTCGAAGTCTCTTCCTCGGTGACTTCAACGTTCTCTTCTCCCGAATGATCTTCCTCGGAAGTTACTTCCGGCTGTGACTCCCTTCGACCCGAACCGCCAGCCGTCTCGTTGATCGGACGCCGCAAACCTTCCGGATATTCGGCGCGGATTTGCTTGACCTCTTCGTCGGTGAAGTCGAACATCTCACCGATGGCCGGATAGATGGTCTGATTGCGGGTACCCGCTTTCCGGCTGACGCCAACGGAAACCATCGGAATTAAACGCGGCATGACAGTCCTCCTTAAACCACCTTCAGACGAAACGAGTTGTTCGGGCGCAGCGGCACCATGAGCGGAGCCGATTGCGTCATCGAGTAGGTCACACTCGGGTCTTCCTCGTCCCACACCTTCGGGAACATCGAAAGCGCCTGAAGCTGCGCCCGACGATCCATGATCGCGCCGAAGCAGGAGATGCCGTTGATCGCGCCGCCGACACCCACGACGTACGACGGATCGAGGTAGTTGATCCCGACGCCCGCCGTGTTGCCGTCCGTGCCGTCGCTCTCGTAGAAATTCGAGTACGTCCAGAGGTCGAGCCGACCGGTGTTCGCCCCGGCGATATAGCCCTGGTAGTTGTAGGGCGAGCCGTCGCTGATGTTCGGCGCGTTGAAGGTGGACTCGCCACCGCGACGCAACACGTTGAGCAAGGTCTGAACGTCGGGGTGATCTTCCTGGGTGAACGCCGTCCAGGCGTCGATGCCGAAAATCAGCGTGTTGACCGGCGAGCGGGACAGCTTGAATGCCAATGTCCGCTTGGCCTGAATGTCGGCCATTGGTGTCGCCGTCGAAGCGGACCAAAGCGCGGCACCGGTCAGCGACGTGGTCAGACCAGGGTTGCGTCCGAAGTCCACCGTGGTCGTCGGGTAGTCCTCACCGGACACCGTGATCTTGCCGTCCACGATGGCGTGGCACGCCATCCAGTCCCACCGGTTTTCGATCATGGCTCGCTCGCGCCGCAGATTGTCGGCCATGATGAGGTCGAACTTCTGTTGCAGCGACATGCCACCGCCGAGGATGCTGCCGAGTTCACCGGCACGGCGCGGGATCGTCCGTGCCGGGTCGATAACGTGCTTCGGCTTGACATAGGCGGGCTTGAACGAACGGGTCTGGAAACCCTTCGACGCGACCACGC